TCTTTTTCAGCTTCTTATCAAATGTTGCAAAGTAAATGTAACGATGTTTCGAACTTCTCAGCTTCCTCAAAGTATTGCTTGAATCTTTGTCATAATGTCTTGAGTGCTTATTGCCCTCTGTATATTTGTCAGTTCTAGCGAGAGTTTTACCTGTATAGATAAAATTGCACGCCTGATAAATGTAACCATTGTGATCCATTTCAGTATCGGCATAGGAGACAATGACCCAATCTTTTGTCCTTAACCTACGCAGGCAAGCAGATACGAATGCGCTCAATTGATCGTTTAGATCATCAACTCGACACAGGCGATTTAGCTCATAAACATTTTCTGACCATTGCTCGCCACATACACCTTTGCATAAGCTCGGTGATGCTGGCTTACCAAAAGTGCAAACAGCTTTGAGTTCATTGTCAATGAACCACCCAAAAGCTACTGAAATCGAAGGTATTCTTCCCGAATAATGCTTTGGAAGTAGAAAATCTATAGCTTCTTGATAAGTAATGGTCAAAACTTCGCCCTTCAATTTTTGCCCCATCCATCACCCTTGAGAACAATGCCACCAAGAGAATATTTGCGTTGCATCAGTTTCTTTTTGCAACCTTCGCAGATGATCCGCTTTTCATCATCCATTTGGAAAAAAACTTCAGCACTATGCCCACAATCGCAACTGAATTCATAGAATGGTGTCACTTTGCCCCCTTTGGATATGCTTCTTGTTCCCAAATACACTCAACAGAATTGTCGAGTTTATACAGGTACCGGTGTTTTCTTGTTCTCGGCACCCACTTTCCTTCAAAACCTTTTGACTTGCCTCGTGTCAATTTACGACCATCGGCAAAGAAGAAATCGTTTTTCTGTGGTGTCAATCCGTGATAGGTAAAATTTGAAGCCTGATACACGGCACCAACATGGCGTGATGAATCTGCATAACTGATGACGGCTTTGATGCCTGATCGTTTCAATAGCTTTAATGATCGAGCAATCAACATTGATCCATAATTTGCACCATTTAGTGCAGGATTAAGAACCAAGCGACTCATTTCGACAAATTCAGGATAATTGCCTCGTGGTAAGCCAAAAGCTGATGTTGCAGAATTAGGAACTGACAAAGGTGAATAAACAATTGCACCTTGCAGTTCAGATTCAATGTATAAACCAAAACAATACTGACCAATAAAGCGTTTGTTGCCCAAATAATGGTGCTGACTCACAAGCTCATATGCTTCACGATATTTGATCGGTTGAATATAGTGGAGCGATGAGGTCGGAATTGAACCGCCAATTGATAGCTGGAACGCCATCTGTGTTGCCATTACACCATCATCGCAAGTCACTTTTTTCACCCCCAAAAAATCATTGAACTTGTGAGGTGGTAGGAGTCGAACCTACCTGCGCAATTCCCCAAGAGCGCAAATCCCATACCTCGTTCCCTGTGGCGAAAGGAAAGGATTAAGACCACAGGAAAATTAGACCTGCTTTGCGCCCAACTGATTCAACAATGCCTGAACTTCAGGTGGCAAATTGTTGATGTCAACAGGTGCGACAGGTGTGGCAGGGGCGGATGCTTTCGCATTGCCACCGCCAATGAAGGCATTTGCCTTTGCTAGATCATCAGGATTGCCTGTTGCATCGATCAAGACCCAAGGTGCCGATTTTCCCGGTTTTGCCGTTCCTTGTCCGATCCGTGCCAGCACTTTTTGACCAATCTTGTCCTTGAGTGCGTTCTTCAACGCAATGTTAAAGAACAAGATGTTGTCGTGTGTCTCATCTCCATCTAAATCAACAATGTTGACTTCGACTGCATCTGTGACTCCGTGAACTGTTGTGATTTCTCGCTTGTGTTCAATCGGTGTGATGATGAGTAGCTTTCCTGCCAAGTCTGCGACCTTGACTGAATCACCGCCCCCTTGCGTTGGTGCTGTGAACATTACTGTTCCCCCTCTTCGTTTGTGGTGTTACTTTGTAACTCTATCGGTGGATTATCTTCCACCCATTCTTTGACACCATCTGAAAGTGTCTTTGTCGGTATAAGACCGCATTTGCAGGAATTACATTCGCACATCATTGGGAATCTCCCCCACAAGCACGAGATGAATCTTTGCTATATGGCAAAAAATAAGGGCAATAACTGCATAGTCGTGTCGGTTCGGCAGGTATCAAATCCCACATTTGCGGATTGCTCTCAACATCAACTGTTGAAAGTAGCGTGTATAAACTGTCAATTCGTGCAAGTGCATCGAGTGCAACCTGCTCATCATACTCATACATCTCCAAGTGCATCTCATCAAGTGATCCTGATGTCGGTAAATACACAAGTGCGACATGATTCACGACAACACCTTGTTGTGCTTTGCCGTAACCATAAAGCTGAGTCTGAATCAATTGTTGCTTGGTCGCGCCTTCTTTTCTGCGCGTTTCAATTTGCTTTGATGAGGTCGTTTTCCAATCCATCACAATGCCTCGATTGACATCAAACAAGTCAATTGAACCTGACAGACCTGAACGAATGGTGACTCGTTGCTCTACTTCATATCCTTCAATCTTGCCAAAGATTTCAGCCAAATAAGCGTGAATGGCTGTTCCCACCTGAGCTGCCCAACTACTACTTCCGCCCTCATTGATCTTTTCCCAATCAAGAAGCTTGTAAGCAAGACGGCGTGAGCATTCATGCCCGATTTCAGATGGCCCGATGGCAATTTGCTTGGAGCGTGGCGACCATTGACCTGCCTTTGAAATAATCTCGGCAAGTTCATTTGCCAACACCTTTGAAGGTTTGTGTGGAGCAACAAAAGTCATTTAGTCATCATCCTCTTCGTCATCTTCATATGGTGTGAAAGGTGAATCATCGTGAAGTGGGGCGATGGGCGTAATGATGCTCATCGCTCACCACTCTCAACGACTGTGAACCGCCGTGACATTGTTGGAACCTCAAGCAACTGAATGACTTGATCAGGCAGAATTTCTCGTGCCTTCTTGACATCAAGTCGCCTTGTTTCAACAAATGACCATCGGACAACCTCGTTGCCCTGATACATACCAACTTCAGCATCGCCCAATGCACTTTCAAGGTGCGAACGAGCTATATCGGCAAGTTCTTGCCATTCTTTTATGCGACTCAACGCATCTTTGTATTGTTTGAGCCAAGAAGCGATGTCATCATCTAAGACAACACGCTTGTGTTCAATTTCAATGGTCACTTGAATTCCCCCGAATCTTTTTTAGTACCAATTGAATTTTTGGAAGTGCGACCAAGCATTGCATGGAGACACATGGCGCCTATGGATATAGGCGAGCGCAGCCACAAGTTGTGACACACGAGACTCAGAATGTTCCATTCCAAGATTGCGATAGGTGGAGTCAAGTAGCTGGCCAATGCCAGAAGCTGAACTCGTTGGGTTTTTTACATCTCTCCAGGCTGATTCTTTTCCAATCAACGCGGAAAAACATTTGTATTGCTTAGTTGTAAGCAAATCGCGAGCCACTTCCTTCGGATCAACCTGATCAAGTGGTGGTCGGTCTAAATAAACAATGGATGCAGGAACGGCAACTTGTGGAGCAAAAGCAGCATTGACAAACATTGATGTCAAACCACTCACGCTGATCATAATTGCGATTCCCCTGATAAGTTTTTTGTTTTGAGTTGTGATTGGAGTTCTCCTTTTGATTTCACCCCTGCTTTGCGAAGAACTTGCGTTACATACGAAAGGTCTAAATTCAAAGCAATTGAGATTTCTTTTGGTGTTCTTCCTTGCAGATGAAGCCTGCGAACTGTCTCGGCATTATTGATACCGAACTTTTTGCGCCTTCTTTGAGCTACCACTCCACGCTGTTTGGGTGTAGTACCTGCCCAAATCCCATGAGGGATGTTTTCTGCAAGTGCGTATTCCAAGCACTCCTTTCGTTCTATACAACTGCCACAAATACTTTGAGCAATTGGGAGGCTCTTTGCCTCTTCGACTTTTCCTTCAGGAAAGAAAATGTCGGGGTTTTCGATGTCACGGCATTTTGCCTGTGGCAACAAAGGTAATGTGGGGAAGAAAAAAGTAAAGTTCACTCCCTAGTGCCAAGCCATTGTTCTAAATCCTGAACAACCCATGACTTTTCAATGCCGGCGTTTCGGCGTTTAATTATGACATAAGCAGGTGGAGTTTGTTCAAGACCACGAGCTACGGCGTAATTGTGTGCTTCTGTGATGGCTTCATCCCAAAAGGCAGGAAGTGTGATCGCCTTGCGGTTTTTCAACTCAAAGATGTAAGTCTTGTTTGCAACGACACAAACAAGATCACCTTCGTCTGCACTTCCTGCCTTACTGAGTCGCTCGGCGCTGACCCCTCGTTCTCTCAGCCACTTCATTACTGAAGTTTCAAAGAGAGCGCCTTTGCGACCATTGGGATTTGCCACTTACTTCACCAGCTCCAATTTTGTCGTGAGAGGTTGCGAACGCATAGCGCGTGCAACCTTCACGGCGGTGATGAGCTGTTCAGCCAAAGTAAGTGCCTCGCTTTCGCTGATGCTTGCGAGTTTGATAGACAGATCAGGAACGGCTGATCTTGCTTTGTCCATCAATCGAGCTAAATCAATTGATTTCAAATCGTGCAGGATGAGGCTTTGAATACCTTTCAACTGCACTAATGGAATTGCGCTCAAAATATCCTCAACCACATCAAGGTTGGCATCGCGCTCTTCTAGGTAAATGACGAAATCGCCATTGATCGAGTTGTGAACCGAAAATAAAGGATCGCGGTTCATAGATAGCCCCATTCGCCCTCTGAGTGGGTAATCTGCGCGGTGAACCTCTCTTCAATGGCTAACAGCCCCCACACAAGCCCTGTGAGGGCGATTGCGCCCCCTATAAGTACCCAAAGCATCATTTATCCCCTTCCCTTTGAGATGCGCCAATGGTGGCATAGAAGTTATCCACAGGGGAGTCCGACTCGCGAAAGCTGTGTAAGGTCATGTATGGACATTTGTATGGATGAGTGGTATTGTTCTTCTTGTAGGGGGAACGGCCCCCACAGAAAAGGAAAAAAAATGACACGCTCACCAATCACCGCAGACGATAAATTTGAATTTATCATTGCAATTCTTGAATCAGATGTTTTTTCTGCAAAAGATGAAAAAGCAATTCGCATCATGCAACAAATCATCGATGATGCAAAATATAAGGTTGCACGCAAAACAGTTCAGGCAATGGATCGCGAAGCTCGTAAGCAAGGAAAGTTTGTTAGCAACATGACTGAAGCAACAAAAGTTGCAAGTAAGTTCAAGGCGATGCCTGAGAACACAATTGTCGCTGCAATCGCTCGCGAGATTGGATTGGATTTCTAATGACTACAACAAAAAAAGCTGTAATGTCTTTCTGCAATATCTGCGACAAAGCTACATATGTTTCGGCAGTTGCTTATCATCGTGAAAATCCTTGCCACGCATCCATGATGGGTTGGGATTGCATGGAATTTGAAGCTGAAGAACAATTTTGCGGTTGTGATCGTTCATGATCAAGTTCAAAAGAATCAATGGTTGGTCTTATCGCACATCTGATGACAAGTTCATCATTTCAAACTGTGGCGCTCGCCAATGGTTTTCTGCCGAAGTTGATGCAGAATCATCAGCTCGTCACGGATTTTTGATTGCTTTGGAAAATACAAAGGTTTATCACGCAACACTTGGTCAAGCCCAAGATTGGGTTTGTTCTTTCAATTACTCAGAAAAGGAAAATGCATAATGACAAAACCACGCCGAGTTCGAGTATTTCTTGAAAACGATGAGTACATTCTTGCGCCTAAATGGGCAGTTAAAGATTTAGTAGGTATTGATGAATTTGGAAATCTCATCATCCGTGAAACTGAAGCACCATTTGCAGGGCAACTGACAGGGTTGACTTCTTGTTGTAACGCAACCGCAAAAGGTTGCGATGGATATACAGGTTGCAGAAATTGCTATCGCGAAGTCGAATCGTATCTTGGCGCAGAAATGCGCGAATCTGATGTTTATCTAAAAGCAAAGGTGGGTGCATGATGATCACAAAGCGCGGAAAGCAAGCTCGAGCAATTGCAATTGCAGTTGGCATCATTCTTATATGGCAAATTGCAAGCAATCTGTGGTGGGTCGGCATTGATGCACCCAATGCAGAGTTTCTTGGTTGGTGTTGGGGTTCAATGAGCGAATGTGTGGTGTTGTAAATGGTAGGCAAAAAAGTCAGGTCAGTCAGAGTCAGCGATCAGCTATGGGCAAGGGCGATGGCAAAGGCACATTCAGAAGGCAAATCAGTTTCAGAAGTAATCGTTGATTTCTTGAAGGGATATATCAAATGACAAAAGCCACAACAGCCATCGCCTTTGCCGAAAGAGGATGGCACATACTTCCTGTTACTCCTTATCAAAAGACACCTTTCTTTCCCATTGCAAAGAATGGGTACAAGTCAGCGACAACTGACATTGAATCCATTGAGAAGTGGTTCACTCGCGCTCCGATGCTCAACATTGGCATTGCTTGCGCCCCTTCAAACTTAGTCGTCTTTGACATTGATTACCGCAACGGCGGAACAACTGAAGGTCTCAACCTTGACACATTCACAGTCGCAACAGGCGATGGCTTGCATCTGTATTACTCCGCCCCTGCCGATGCGAAGTTCAAGGGCAAACTCCGTGATGGCGTTGACATCAAGCACAATGGATATGTTGTGGGTGCAGGATCATTGCACGAATCAGGCAAGTTCTATGAGGTCGTCAAAGACATTCAACCTGCACCGATGATGGAGTGGATATAGCTCCAAAAAAGACAAAGAAATCCCCCTCACCATGACCGACTGATGGTGAGGGGGATTTCTTATTCGGCAAGTGCGAGAGCAATGCCTTCTTCAAGGGAAATCTTTGGCTCATAAACTGCAAGCATTCGTGATGGATCGCCTACGCGGTACTCAACACCTATGGGTGCATCAAGATTGTTTTTGATGGGAGCAAGGTACTTTGCTTGCAACATGACCATTTCTGCCAAATCAATGAAAGATGTTGGACGACCTGAACAGATATTCATGACACTTACATCATTGATCACAGCTGCAAAAGTTGCGCCTACAACATCGTCAATATGTACGAAATCTCGTACCTGTGTTCCTCTGCCCCACACTTCAAATGGGTCTGCTTTGCGCTTTGCTCGTTCAATAAAGGATGGGAATGGATAGTCAAGTGCCTGATCTGCACCATATCCGCTAAATGGTCGCAATACAGTTACCTTCAGACCTTCAGCTCGTGCATAAGAGGCAAGCATTTCACCTGACAGTTTTGCCCAACCATAGGTGAAGTCAGGGGTGCGGATGTGTTCCAAGTTGATGTCAACTTCACGCAATTTTTGTTTATATTGCAGTCTTTGCAAAAAGGTTGGGTAGGCAGCACTTGA